CCAAGTCAAAATATTAACTGACGCAAGAAAGCGATCGTTAAAAACCCTTATAGGAAAATTTAAAGATTTGGATTTTCAAGTCGAGTTTGAAGATTATGTGGGCAAGGTAACTGAGTCCGACTTTCTTTGTGGCTCAAGTGGCTGGAAGGCAACATTCGATTGGGCCATCAAGGTGACTAATTACACAAAAGTAATTGAGGGCAACTATAAAAATAAAACCGGTGGTGTTTCTAATAGTGAAAAACTTTTAGCAGAGATGACGCCAGAGGAACGAGCGGAGATGGGTCTATGAATGAGAAACAATTTAACTTCGGTATTGATAAATTGAGAGAAGTTTATGGGGAAGCCAAATATCCGGCAGCTAGAACATCTTTGCTCTATGAGAAATTTAAAAACATACCGGCCGACGTTTATCTGAAAGGGATTAACAATATGGTTTTATCATGCAAGTTCGCGCCACTTCTCGCGGAGTTTTTTGATGAGTTTGGTTCCTCAATGAGAATTGGTGGGGACATAGCCACGCCCTCAAGGTTCAACACCGATTCAGGATATAAGAAAACAGAAAACGGAGTAAGTAATAAGCAAGTGTCTAGGGCTATAGGCGATATACTCAAGGGGATTCTGTGAGGCTTTACGTTGCCCATTTAAAGAGCTTTTCAGGCTTTCCTTATTGTGGGCGCACTTGGTTCTATTTAAGGCTTCCTAGAGCTATTTATAGAGGCCTGAAGAGGGATTTGATTAACTACTGGAGGTTTGAATGGTCGAAATAGAAAAATGTAAACCAGGTGAAAGTGGCGTGACTCTGAGTTGGAAGAACAGAAGCGAGAAGCAAAACGCACCATGTATTTATGGCGGGGTTGAGTATAAATCCCAAACAGTGTTGGCGTTAAAGCTAGGCGTAAGTAGAACAACGATAAGTAGAGCGATGGTCGCTGGTGAATATAAGGGTGTTAAGTTGGAGAGTGTTAAGTGAGAAACTTTCTAGACTGGTTCGATAACTGGAGCACTAACACGGGAATGCTTTTAACGTTCTTGGCTTTATTAATATGCATAGAAATATGGGAGAGGGTGAGATGAAAACTAAAACGATAGAAATGTGGATAAATAAAAGCGACTTAGAAAATAATGTATCGGGCATTACCGCCCTCATGTCCGAGAAAACTGTGATTTCTGATTTTAAAATTAAAGTAACCTACGAGATAGAAGAGCCTAAGATTGAGATAACGCCTAGTCAGTTAAGGGAGGTTGTTGGCGATGTTCTAGTGTGCGGTTGCGGTTGTAAATATATAGGTTTTGAGAAAATTGAAAAAGAACTATTCGGAGAGATTGAATGAGTAAGGAAACATTTGAAGAGTTTATTCAAAGTATGAAAGAGAGAGCAATAGAGGAAGGTATAGAAATATCGGCTAGCTTTAGTATCTTTCAGCTTGAAAATTCTTGCGAGTATGTTTGGAACCACCAACAGCAAAAACTAGATGAGTGTAACAAAACTATGTCAAGACAGCTTACTGACATTAAAATGTTACATAAAGAGCTAGACACCAAAGACGCTGAGATAGAAAGGCTTAGAAAATCTTTTACTGAATCAGTATGTAACGAGTGTAAATGTCCTCAAAATATCGAAGTTAATAACGAGCTAGTTAAGAGAAATTTGGAACTTAGAGCCAATTTATCTAACGAGCGTAGGATAGCTCAAAAAAGGATTACTGACCTAGAGGGGAAAATCCCGAAAGAATAGAGAGAATCCCGATAAATCACAACACAGGGAGAATTACACTAGTCTGTAATTACGAGGTAACAGTTCCAATTTACAATAGATAGCAATTTAAGTGGCGAAAAATGACACCTGTAATATAATAACGCGCACTTGTAATGAAAATATTTGCGTAATAAATGCGTAAACATGCTATACTTACTTAAACCAATAAGCGAGGGACATATGGCTAATCAATGGACAAATTCAGATCAAGAAGGTTGGGACAAGAAACAGTTAGAGATTGAGGCTGATAACCAAAAAGAACCGGAACATAAATCAGAAACTATCAATATCCTAAATTGTGATAAACCTAAATTTACAGCGCGTGACGTTATACTGGCGATGATCGGAACAGGTTGGGAAGATATAAGTAGGCTTGAGAAAAACCTTGAATATGTTTTTGCTGATACTCACATGGAGATAAAAGCTGGTCACTTGACCGAAATACTAGAAGAGATGGAAGGTGAGGAAATCATATCTGTTTATTGGGACACACAGAGAGTCGGGAGAAATTTCTAATGAAAAAGCCAAAACGATTTAGAGTAAGCGCCATGGCTGGTGAAATAGAAATGGAAATCCTTGAGGCTCTCGGTGGTCAAACTGTAGGCATCGAGGAACTAGTTACACATTTTTTACTTACGCATAAGACTTATAAGAAAAATAAAGAAGTTGATCGCAAAAGATTACTGGCGGCGATTAAGAAATTGAATGGGGGCAGGTTGTGAGTAAAAAGGAAATATTAGAATTATATGTTTCTAGAGAGTTTAGGAACTATAGTTTAACTGATGGCGATATGGAGATAATATCTAAAAGCTATGGTTTTGCTCGCTTCGAAGCATATTGTAATTTAAAAGAGTTAGTAGATAACATAAAGAAAGAGTTATTTAAGCCTTTTAATAACATCTTCAAATAACCACTTTACACTCAACACCTCTATAGTCATAATTTAGTCTACGGACAAATATGGCTAAAAAGAAATCACTCAAAACATTAAAAGAGAAAACTGCCAAGCTGTTTCAGTTATACGTGAGGCTCAGAGATTCTGACGAAAACGGATATGGTAATTGCTGTTCTTGTGGAAAGAATGTCCATTACAAACAAGGACAGGGCGGTCATTTTGTTTCAAGAAAATACCTATCGACATTACTAGACGAAAGAAACGTACATCTTGAATGCGCAGGGTGTAATATGTATGGCGGCAATCCTGATGGCTATGCTCTTTTTATGCTTAACACATATGGTAAAGAAGAAATCGAACGATTAAATCAATTAAAATACAAAACAACTAAATTCACACAATCCGATTATGAGGTTATGATTGATGACTTCAAGAAGCGAATTAATACAATTAAAACCGAAAGGGGTTTAGAGTGAAATTCTTTAGAGCAATAAAACGATTCTTCCAAAGATTTAAGGCGCAACCGATACCAAGTAGAACGACAAAACCTAACGAAATCATAAAAGAACCTGTTCTTGGATTTGTGCCAGTGTTTTTTGTTTTAATCGGTCATAATTCATATGCACAGGGCACAAGTTTTAAGTTTGGCAAAAAGCAGAGTGAGTGGGTTTTTAATAATCCTGTTGGTGATAAAATTCTAATCTTAATGGACGGTTTGTGCCCCAAGATTCCAGTCTATAAACTACTTAGACCCGTTGGTACGTATGGCCATCAGGTTAGATCGGTAGCTAATGCCGTTAAGAAAATTACAAACAAAATGCGCTCTTATGGAATAAGTCTCCATATTAATTCTGGTGGTGGACTAGGTAGCGAGAATCTTATTGCTAAAGGCACTAAAGATGTTTTTGACAATCTTTTCGCTGATAAACTTAGTGATGTTCTAGAGGTAGCTTTAGGTATACCTCAGAGGCGTGACGATGGCGTTTTTGAAGTAGGCGATAGCCACAATGGCGCTGGTATGATTAAAGGTATGCGAGATGTTAACTGCATCGACACAATTGTTGAGCCTGTGTTTGACCATCTGCATGAACAAGCCGAGGCTATTGCTGGAAATCCAAACAGATACGCTTTAATTTTAACAGAAACAATTATTATCTGCTATTTAATTAGAGGGTTTATTAATAAAGCTGATATTATAGGCCAGTTGCAATATTGGGGTATTTCTCAAGATATGCCGATGCCTAAAAAGAAATTATGAAAAAATACCAATGCATAATAAGCGAAAAACTAGAAGAGCTCTTAGAGTCTAAGGGCGCTACTATGCAGAGAATGAGTGATGAAACAGAGATAGCTTATTGTCGGATAGTCTCATGGAAGTTTAAAAACGCACCCAAAGTTGATTGGGAGCTATTGAGAGCTGCAGAGTATTTCGATGTTCCACTAACTTATTTACTCTATGGAGTTTGGGATTTGCACTATACGCCAAGTAAGAAGGCGTTGAGTTTACAGAATAACTACTACGTTTAATTGACTTTCAATCATAAGAATAAGAGAATTTAACAATAATTAATCATAAACCGCTAGGGAGTATTAATGTCAGAACTAAAGCCAATCGGCCGTGAAAAAGTAATTTCCACAGATAAAATTGAAGCATTTGAAAGAAAAATGGCTAAATCTACTAAGGTTCACCACGATCTTTTTGTTTTAGATATTACAGATACTAGAAAAAACATGTCATATGAAGAGGATGAGCAGTTAGCCAATTGGGTTAAAGTTCCACATAAGCACTTTTATCACACAGTGTCATCTGACGGTAAACCGTTGGCCAATTCCGCGCCATCTAATGGACATTTTCACCCTGTAGAGGTTACTGAAGATGAGAATGGAAAGATTACGGGTGTTAAGTGCGGCCCACCAAAAGTAATGCATAAGGGCAAAGCCCACGGATATAGAAACGACAACCACACTCACGAGATTTCTTACCTGGCTTCTGAGATTGTAGAAAGAAGAGTATCAAATAGTGATGCCCAAAAAGTTATGATCGCTTCAAGGTCTGACGAAACTAATGCAATGAATGGCGCTAAAGGTATTGTTAAGTGAGTAATAAAGAACTCGTGACGAAAGCATTTGATGCTGAAATCGAACGGATCTTTTCTCCAAAAGAAGATATTAAGAACTTTTTGTTGAGTCATGAACGTAAAGAAACATGTATCAATAATCTACTCCATGAAATCAGACTAATTGAACTATCAAAAGCTGTAAAAATAGACAGAGATAGGATATTAGGTCTTAGTGCTGATTTTGCCAGGACATTCTCAAAAGCTAGTCTCGAATACGTAGAGCGTCAAAACATGACTAAACTACAAAAGAGAATTGAGAGCACCAAAGCAGAAGAAGATGCTTATTTCGAAAGTTTATTTGAAGAAGAAGTAACTATAACAGACAAGAGTGAGAGTCTTTAGGGGATATTATGTGGAAACAAGGTATTTATCCTAACGCTAATGCTATACACGAGTACTCAGTTAATGGGTTGGTGCGCAACCAAGCAACGGGTAAGTTACTATCGGCCGTCACAGACTCGCACGGATATAAACAAATTAGCTACACCAACAATGACAAGAAGAAAAAAGTCATTAAAGTTCATAGACAAATAGCCCTATTGTATTTAGAGAATCCAGAAAATAAACCCTGTGTAAATCATAAGAATGGCGTACGTGATGATAACGACGTTAACAATCTCGAATGGTGTACATACTCAGAAAATAATACTCACGCATATCGAATATTAGGGAAGGCGACTAATTTTTCAGACTATAAAGGCGAGAAACATTATAAAAGCACACCGGTCGATCAATATGAGAATGGTAAATTTCTCTGCTCGCACTGTAGTACCAGAGAAGCCGAAAAGAAGACAGGTGTAGCTCAACAAAACATATCTAAAGTGATTAACGGTCAAAGGAAGAAGGCTGGTGGGTTTGAATGGTGCAAGGCACAATTAACGGGAGTTAACCCGTGAGTAGAAATGGAGATGGAACCTTCGCAGAGGGTAACAAATTTAGAAAAAAACAAGACTTTACCAAGGAAATGGCTAAACACATGGTTAGTCAGGAGCTTTGGCTTATATCCAAAATGGTTGCTGATACCCCGAAAGAAGAACTCTTGGAGTATCTGGAGCAATTTGAGGGAAAATTAAGCCTTATGGCCTTCACTTTAATTAATAAGATGAAAGCTGGCGATTCAAAAACTATTCAATGGTTCGCAGAGATGATGATAGGTAAGGCTCAACAACAAATAGAACATTCTAATTCAGAAGGGAAGGCGTTCAAGCTTTCGTACAGCCTGAATGGAAGTAAGTAGAGAAACCCCCTCATTCACAGAGCTAAATCCTAATCATATCCAATGGCAAATAGACTGCTTAAGAGAAATGGATTCCTACGATTATAAGACTGGAGCGCATGAGGTTCTTTTAAGTGGTTCTGTTGGTAGCGCCAAATCAATTTTAATGGCGCACAGGGGATTAAAGCACGTTGTAGAGTTTGAGAAATCTAGGCTTTTGCTCGGCAGGCAGGTTATGCCCGACCTGAAAGATACTCTTATTGCCACTATGGAAGATCATATGCAGGGCGATTTTATAGAGGGACAGGATTACGAGTTCGATAGATCTAAGCAGAAATGGACCTTCCATAATGGTTCAGAAATCATCTCCAGGGCCTGGTTTAAGAAGAAATTCACTAAATTTAGATCATTAAAGCTTTCAGCCGTACTAGTTGAAGAGCTTACAGAAAACGAGGACGAGCACTGGCCATTTTATAATGCTATTAAACAAAGGGTAGGTAGACTTCCAAACGTGCCTGAAAACTTCATGATGGCAGCAACTAACCCCGGCGGTCCCGAGCATCCCGCTTATAAATATTTTATGATTGACGGGAAAGATCATCCTCGTAGGCATGTGTTTTATTCGATCACTACAGATAATCCCTTTTTACCAGACTGGTATATTGAAAACCTGAAAGAAGATTTAGACCCCGATGAAGTCCAGAGGATGATTTACGGTAAATGGATATCAGTTGCCAAGGATAGGGTTTATTATAATTTTGACACAGGTAGGAATTTTAGGAATGAGGATTATATAATTGACCTTAACTACCCTATCGACCTCATGTTTGATTTTAACATAGGGGCAGGCAAACCAATGTCATCAGCGGTAGGGCAATATATCAATGGCGTATTTCATGTGATTCAAAGCTTTATTATCCACGGAGCGAACACTTTAGATATGATGCAGGAAATAGCTGACGCAGGCGTTTTTGAGAGGTTTACAGTTTTTAGAGTGTTTGGTGATGCTACTGGTAAAAGTAAAGACACTAGATCAAATTTGAACGATTACGATATTATAAGTAGATTTATGAACCATTATTTACCTAAGCATGGTGAGATGTTAGAATTTTCACTTAATGTAGGAAGGTCAAACCCTGAGATTAGGAAAAGGCACAACACTATTAACGCCAGGTTCTTTAATGGTAACCAAAAGACTCAGTTTTATATCTATAAACAGGCCAAAGATTGCGTTGATGGGTTTCTTAATACAAAATTAAAAAAGGGTGGGTCTTATATTGAGAACGATAGTTATGAGTTCCAGCATGTGACAACGGCAATAGGTTACTGGATAATGCAAATAAAGAAAGATTCAACTATAGACCAAAGATTTAACGCTTCCAAGGCTAGATAAATATGAAGATTCATAATGAAGAAATGATTTTAGATAAAGAAGTCCGCTCGGTGCTGATTAAAGAGATTGAGGGTACTGAGAATGTTGGAAGAAAAAGGGAAGCATTCAAGAGATACGAGATTCTAAAGGATAGAATTAAGAAATACATCCTGGCTAACTTACTAGAAGAGCTCGACCCTGAAACAGTTCAAGATATGCAGTCACGCATTGCAACAGTTAACATATACAAGAAAGTTGTAGGGAAGAAAGCCCGTGTTTATAGAACTACTCCAAAGCGTGAAGCTGTAGAAAACATAACTCAAGAACAATTAGACGAGTTCATCGACAAACTCGGTATGAATATCAAAATGAAGAAGGCTAATAAATATCTCGAAGCCATGCTTAATACTGACGTTTTTGTTAGGCCTATAAAAGAAGTTCAGGAGTTAACACAAAACGGGACAGCTAAGTATTCATACAGAGTTGACCCGATGCCTCCACATAAGTATGACGTTATCCAGGATGCTAATGATCCTGAGAGAGCAATGGGATATATCCTAAGCCCGTATCATGAGCAAACAGCAGTTAGTGACCAGAATCCACAAACAAGAGAACAAGGCGGCGCGGTTTCTAATTTTAGAGATGGTGACGGTAAATCTCAGGCCATTGCAGACTCTCCAGCCGATCAAGATAAGCAATATGTATGGTGGGGAAACAAATATCATTTCACGTTCAATAAGGATGGGGACATTATTACAGCCTTAAGTCCAGAAGATGGTTTGAACCCTATCGGAGTACTGCCATTTGAGTCATTAGCTAAAGATCGCGATGGCGAGTTTTGGGCAGTAGGTGGTGAGGATTTAATTGACGGCTCAATTCTAATTAACACTATTCTTTCGGATATTTATTACATTGCTAAGATGCACGGGACGGGACTCTTTTATCTATTTGGTAAAGGTGTTCCAAAATCATATAAGGTTGGGCCAAATCAAGCTATCACTATGGATGTAGCAGAAGGTGACCCGACTCCGACTATTGGATTCGCTAACGCTAACCCTCAATTAAACGAGCACAAAAACCTAGTAGAGCAATACCTTGCAATTTTATTAACAACTAACGACTTAGAACCGGGATCGGTCCAAGGTCAGTTATCAGCCACCAGTTCTAATTCTGGTGTTCAAGAAATGATTATGAAGTCTGAACCTGTTGGTTCTGTAGAGGATGACCAGGAGATCTTTAGGATAGCAGAGCCAAGAATTGCAAAGAAGGCGGCGCGTTGGCATAATCTATACTTAGATAAAGGTCTGCTTATTGATGATCTTGCTAAGATAGGTAAAATCCCAGACGGCTTTGATTATTCGATTAAGTTTGGTGCAGTGCAACAGTTCATGTCAGAGCAAGAGAAATTAACTGTTATCGAACAAAGATTGGCGATAGGTCTAGATTCAATGATTGACGCTATCATGTTGGATAATCCCGACCTAAGTTACGCCGAAGCTGAAAAGCGATTAAAGAAAATGCTCGAAGCTAAAGTTAAACGCGCAAAAGAAGCTATGGAAAATATGATTGGAGAGGATAATGCCGATAACGAAGACGAAAGTGAATTACAACCTGGATCTTCAGAAGGAACTGAAGGGGCTGAGTAAGCGAGAAAAGGCAGCGGCAAAAAGAGAAATAGCTGAATTTATCCTAGTCGAGATTGAAAACAATACCAGTGCTGGAGTTAGTCCTGTTACTGGTAGCAAATTCGTAGACTATAAAAGCGCAAAATATAAGAAAATGAAGAAGAAGCTTACGGGCTCAAGTATTCCAGACCTTCATTCAAAGGATGACCTAATTGAAAGCATCCACGCTGGATTCAAAGAAAATTCCATTGATTTTAAAGTTACCGACTCACTCCAAAAGAAGAAGCTGTTCAACCACAATACCGGCGACACAGTACGTAAAAGAATGTCACTACCTAACGATACACTTGAGAAGGGAAGAGAAGCCAACTTTTCAAAGCCAATTAGAGATGGCGTTCGAGATATATTAAAGGAGATTCATGGGAATAAAAATAACAACGAATCTTAATCTAACTGGAATACCTAAAAGTATAAAAAAAGAGTTTCTACGTAAAAACTCAGAAAAGAGGGCTGTCGAGGGCGCAATAATTGAAGAAATAGTTCAAGGTAGATCGCCAGTTAAGGGTGAGAAGTGGAAAGACTACTCCGATGGTTACGCTAAAAAGAAAGGTAGAAAAAAACCTGTCGACATGGCCGAATCAGGCAAATTGCTTGAGGCGCTAAGGGTTACAAAGCATAATAATGGGGAAGTTTCTATATCGTTTAAGGGTCAGGCACAATTGGCCAAGTATCACGACTTTTTAGGAGCTGGTAAAAGTAAAGTAGTCAGGCGTTTACTTCCAAGAAAAGCCGGTGAAGAGTTTAAGAAAAGAATCCAGAACACAATTAATGAGATGATGAACAGGGCGGTCTTGAGAGTTATCACAAAGACTAATAGGTAGATTTGCCATATTAATTAAAAAGCATCATTATTTAGATAAATCATAATGGGTCGTACCCATTTCAAGTTAATTCCATTGAGTTGTACTCAGTGCGGTTTGTAACCAAGGAGTATTTATGTCTGAAGAACTAACGCCACCTGTAGAGGATGTGCCACCAGTTGAACCTGTAGCTATCGACCCTAATGCTTACGAGCAAATGAAGAACGATATGCATAAGTTTAAAAGAATGGCCGCTGAAGCAACGGAAAAGCAGACAGCATACGAGGCTAAACTTCAAGCGATTGAAACAGATCAACAGAAGGCTAGTGGAAAGTATAAAGAACTTTATGAGAGAGAGGCTGCACAGTCTGTCGATTTTAAAGAGAAATACGAGAAAACTCTAAACGCAGTGCTGGATGATAAGAAAATGACGAGTGTTAGAGAGTTCGCTCTGAAGCACAACATCAGACAAGAAGCATTAGATGATTTAGACATGGTTGATATGAGTTCTGTTGTGGTCGAAACCACAGATCAAGGACGCTACAACGTATTAGGTGCAGAGAGTTTTGTCGATAGCCTTAAAGCTGCAAAGCCTTATTGGTTTAAAGATGGGACGCCACCTGTTGTTAATAATGGAGTTGGAACGTTTGACGGTAAAGACACTACTTATTCACCAAGTGAGCTCTTAGGGCTTGAAAAAAGTGACCCGAAACTATATCGGGAAATTATTACAAAGAAACAACATTTAATTAGGAGATAATTAATGGCCGATCAAATTCACAGTGCAGCATCAGAACTTAGTGCAATTGTGCCTGAGGTATGGAGTGCGCGCACTTACGAAGTATTAAAGAATAGACTAATTTTCAGAGGATCAATTAATGAAGATTACACAGGTGAGATTTCTGACCTTGGTGATACTGTTAATATCCATTCAATCCCTGAATTTGCAGAAGCTAATGAGTTAGCAGAAGGCGCTCGTAATGACGCTGATAGCGTAACAGTTAGTAATCAGCAATTAATAATCAATAAAAGAGTTGTTAAGGATTTTATCCTTACTAAAAAGGCAATGATTCAGTCTATTGATAAAATGGACAAACTTAGAGAGCACGCTGCTTTTTCTATTATGAAGAAAATGGATAGCACAATCATCTCTACGATTTCACCTTCAACTGCTGCACCTGACCATGATATCGCTTTTGATTCTGGTACTACATTGGCACTAGCTGACATTCTCGAAGCTAAAGAGCTTTTAGATACTGCTAACGTTCCTGTAGATGGGCGCATGATGCGTTGTGGAGCTGCTCAGTTTAACGATATTTTCAATATCACTGGCTATACTTCAAGTGATTTCGTTCCAGCAGGATCACCTTTATCATCTGGTATGGTTGGGTTCCCATTAGCGGGATTTGAAATGGATTGGTCTAACCAACTTGGAAATGTTGCTTACTTATTCCATTCATCATTCCTTACTCTTGCAGTTCAAGAGCAAATGCAGACTGCTGTGTATGACCTTGGTGTAGATGGGAAAAGAGCGACAAGAGTTAACTGTGATCTTCTTTATGGTCTTAAGCAACTAGACAGCTCAAGAGTTGTTAAAATCTCTTAAGGGGTATCTATGAGCGCACATGACAATTTATGTGATCGCGAAGGATACAAAAAGCGTAGGGCCAAGAAATTGGCTCCAGCTTTACCTAAAGCGGTTAAGAAAGAAGAGAAAAAGGAACCCGCAAAAAAGGCTCCTTCTAAAAAACAACCTAAAGGAGATAAATAATGTCTGATTTTAAAAATGACGGGCTACAAGTCCAAGAATATGAGTATGATTTTGATGTAGACGGTGGGGCTGTTGCTGCCATTGATCTTTCTGCTAAACCAGGGTCAAGAGTTTTACCTCTTGGTGCATTCGTAAAAGCTGTTCATTATTCAGTTGAAAATGCAATCGTTGGAACATCTTCTACGCTTGCCGCTGGTAACACAACTTCAGCCACAACTTACGAAGCTGCAACAGCAGAAGCAACATTGATCGCTGATTATGCTATCGACACAGCAACTACACCATTTATGGTTAACTCTGCTGGAGATCAGGATTTCCTAGTAACAATTGGAACTGCTGTTCTTACTGCTGGTAAAGTTAAATTCTACGTTGAGTACTACGTAAGATAGTGAATAAAAGTACAGTTTTAAGATATTTAAAAGGTAATAACCCCGATGATCTCTGCGAGAAAGTCGGGGCATTGCCATTTAAAACAGAATACAAAGATATAATCAAAGAAGGTAAAGGGTTTATTTATTTTTTCACCCTACCTGATGGGCAGCAGAAATTTACTAACGAGATGATTAAAGCACTCGTTAACTAACCCAATAATATAAATGAGGGTGTTATGACGGTAGACGATTATGGTATTAAGATACTAAAAAAAGCTAGCGAAAGTATTCCTTCTGGTGGCAAATCTGACTATTATCTGAAAATAAAAGGTCTAGGCTTTCTAATACAAGAACCCTCCTTTAGTCGCTACTATTCTGATATATTAAATTATCTCAAAAGAAATTAAAGGTGATGATAAGTGGTCGATAAATTAAACGATAATGGCAACGAAGTCCTTAGGGGCGCGGGTGAGATTGACACTAATGGGTTAAAATATAACCTTCGAACCATAGCGTCTGGAAACACGTCAGCGGAAAGTGTTAATTCGTCCATAGCCCCTCTTGGTATCGGAGAAACATTCACCGGAACCGGAGAGCTTAACGGGTTTTCTCAAGTTGGCGTAACGCTAAAGACTGACGCGAAAGGAACACTCTTTTTTGACTTTTCACCAGACGGGACAAACTGGGATTCAACCTACCCAGTTGGCGGGTTTATCATAGACGCTGGCATCACAGAATTTCACACAGCCGTAAAGCTAGGCAGATATTTTAGAGTTCGTCTGGTTAATGATGGAACGGCTCA